AATCATACTACGAATAGCAACTGTTCTTTGTCCTGGAAATTCATAACTATCTTGCTTTGTATAGAGAAATAATGCTTCTCTTACAATAGCAGCAACGTGAATGTTTACTTTTACATCAATGTCAATATTACAACTCACAGGTCTCCCTCCTTACGATTTTCTGAATTATGCACATCAAAACTACCACCAGGATAACGTGCTTGAAGTTTATCAACATTCATCTCAATAACTTCATCAAATGTAGTTTCAAGTGCCATACATGCCTGAGCAAGATACCAACAGATATCACCCAGTTCACGTTTCATATGAAAGACATTCTCTTCATTATAAGGTTTACCCTGGAAAACAATCTTCTTTACAACTTCAGTGAATTCACCAGACTCTGCAGAAAGGCCAAGAGCAGCAGTCATCAACTGAGAGGTATTAGTTCCATTTGCTTCTAGTTCTGCAAAACGAGTTGCCATCATGGCATAGTCTAGACTAGGAGCACTAGTTACTCCTTTTACAAATTCAAGATACTTTTCTGTGTCTACTGTCATTTTAAAACTTAAATCCCTCAAATGATTTTTTAGGTTTCTCTTCTGGATCATACTCTTCATCCCTGCCATTGTCAAGGATATCATCTTGAGCAGATTGTTCACAATCATACAATCTCATTTTTGACCTGTCAACTCCAATTACAAATCTCTTGAACATGTTAATATCATTGTATCTGTTCTTCAATTGCTTCACCATAATTTGCCCGAGTCCTTCAAGATCTTCAGTTGAAATAAGGGCAAACATAAGATCAGCAGTAGCAGGGAGACCAAAGGACTCACTAGTATCAGTAAGCTCAACATCACTGCTACCATAACCAGAACGAGTGGTCTGGGTGGCAGATACGATAGGGACGTTTGCCTCGCAAGCGAGTCCTCTAAGTTCTTCAGCAATTGCCTTGACAGTTGTATATGAATTGACATTGCTGCCTGCGCGATACCTGCTGGAAGCACATATATTAAGGTAATCAATGAAAATAATATCAGGTCTAAATGACTTCTTAAGTGCAAGTTCATTAAGAAGTGACCTGAAGTGACCAGCATGTGCAGAAGCAGTAGGATATTCTTTAATAATTAGAGTGCCTTGTGTCTTTTGAGCAATGTTATTAACTTTTGTCTCAAACATTTGCTTTGGCAAGTCAGCAATCTCTTGAATATTAATATTCAAAAGATTAGCATCAATTCTCTCTGCAATTCTTTCCTCAGCCATTTCAAGCGTGATGTATAGTACGTTCTTACCTTGGAGTAACACACTGCTTGCGACATGACACATAAACAAAGACTTACCAACACCAGTGCCAGCGAGAGCAATATTAAGTGTTTTATTTGGAAGGCCACCCTTTGTAATCTTGTTAAGAAATTCAAGGTCAAAAGAGATCCTCTCCTCCTTCTTGTTGTATAAATCAAATCTTTCTGCATAATCTTGAAGGTAGTCGTGTCCTACATTATTATCAAAACTAACAGCAAGAGCATCACTAAGGATTGACGGAATGGCATCAGGTTGCTTTTTATCATCCTGACCATCAGCAATAGAAATAGATTCCATTAGTGCTATGTAGATAGCACGCTCTCTACACCACTTTTCAGTAGTATTTTCCAACCACTCTTTTTCTGCTGGTTCATCATCAAGGTAACTGATGAGTTTGGAGATTTCTTGATAAGAAGTATCATTAATGTCCTTTCTCTTCTCTACCTCAATACCTAGAACTTCCTTTGATGGAACTTCATTGTATTCAGACACAAAAGAAACAATCTCCTCAAATACAATCTTCTGATTGTAGTCTTGAAAATAATCTGCTTTAATAAAGGGAATGACTTTTCTAAGATACTCTTCATTATGTAATAGATTCCTAAGAACCAAGAATTCAATTTTATCCATGTGACCAAAGACAGTAGTTTGACAAAATATATTTTTTTCCTTTTAATACAGGTTTCCCACAATGAGGATACATCCAGAAAGGAGGAAATACAAGCACAGATCCTTTTGCAGGTTTAATTTTGCAGTCAGGATAAAAAACTGTTTCACCTCCATCAAAGTTATCATTTAGATACCAAATCATTGCAAGAAATCTTTTTGATGTGGATAGTGAACTCACATCAGCATGATAACCATACTCATCATCAGTTCCTCCTAGATAACATTTAATGTTTGCTCCTTCCCACTCAAAATTACTTGAGTTGAAGTAATTTCCATATTCACCAAGATACTTTTGATAACTTAGAAGAACACTTTGACATTGTTCAGTAATCTTTTTGTTGATAAGATCTTTATGCTCAGTTTCAATATCCTGAGCAAAAAGGTAAGTCCAGTTTGGATAACCATCCCTTTCTAATCTAGATAATTTTTTACTAGAATCAAAGATATTGATTATCTCATCACATATTTCTTCAGGAATTGCATTGTTAATTTTAAGACAATAATCTAAAACATTCATGAACCATAAGAGAATTCTTCTTTTGCAATTGCATCAAGTTTTTCCATTACCTCTGGGGTAAAGTATGCTTCTGGATCTTTATAGATTGCTTTGGCATAGATTTTTTTACCATCTATCTCATAACGACCTGCAACATTTTTCCAGAGACCTCCCAGTTCACCCAGTTCAAGAAGACCATAATATCTATCAAGACCACGCTCATCGTAATAAAGACGCACTGTAACATCCTTATTCTCCTTACTTAAACGCGACTTGTGAGTCTTAGCTTTGATAAGGTTTCCGATAACAGTCGTTCCATCCTTTTCTTTTTTCTTTGAGAGATAAATGATCGTACTGGCGGCATACTTGAGGCCACTGCCTCCTCCCATTTCTTTAGTTGGTACATAAGCGCCAATGACATCGTACGTGTGATTTGTGACAATGAGCGGAACATTTGCTTGTCCTAGTTTAAGTGTGAGCATACGAAACGCACCTTTGACTAATTGAGATTTAGTCATGTCTCGAACTTGTTTATCATCTAAAGCATCACGGATCTCCTTCTCAGTTGAAAGCATCCCTAAAGAATCTAACACAAACATACAAGGTTTGCGATCATCTTCAGATTTTTTTAAGTATATATCTACTGCCTGTAGTGCCTTTTGTCTAAACTGTTCAATTGTAACTACATTGATAACAACCAATCTTTCTAAGTCAATTCCACGACTTTTAAGAAGAGATTTATTAACTGCTGCTTCAGTGTCAAAGTACAAACAGTAACCATCAGGATTACTATCCAGAAAATTCTTAACCACAGCGAGACTAAAGAAAGTCTTGCCAGTAGAAGACTCCCCAGCAATGGCAGTAATCTTATTCCCAGATACACCACCAAATACGCTACCTGAAACCAATGCGTTAAAGATGTACGAACCTGTGTCCACGAAAGTTTCTGTGTCATCAATGTCTGATGCGAGTTGGGTATAGTCATCACCAATCTCTTTTACAATTTCTTTTAAAAAATCCATTACAATACGAATCCAAAATCTTCACGAGCAATTTTTTTATAAGGTCCACCTGGATTAGCATCACGGATGTCCTTAATTTTCTTAAGTTTTTGATACAAAGATGTATCTCCACCTAATCTAAGAGCACTTACAATTGTAGCAAGTTCTTTGTCATTAATGGGTAAATCCATTATCCAAAAAATAGTTCTAGGTTTACAACTTTCTCAACATTCCAACCAATGGCATCAAGAATGACTTTGACAGGTTCTAAGAAGGCTTTGTCAAATTGTAGGTCATAGTCAATGTACTTGTCAATACCCAGTTCCACAGGAAAATCTGAAATGAATGAAATAACATTCTCTCTGATTGGATTTGCTTTTTTTAGGTAGATAAACTTAATTTTTTCTCCATTGTTGATAAGAGAATATTTGGTGTCAAGTTTCTTTTCCTTAACATAGTAATTATACAAAAGAGCACCTCTACAATGAATAGGAGTTCCTTTTGCATAGATCATTGAGTGACTTTTATGTTTATTAACATCACTCACAGTTCTAGGAAAGGCAATCTCTTCTGGGGTCATCTTCTTAAACTTTTCTCTGGCATCATCAATAAAGTCAATCACCTCATCCTCAGTGCCACCCATCATTAGATTGAGAGCATCCTTAATCATCTTCCTACAGGGAGCAGGAGTAGATGATTTAACAGCCTCAATACCCATAATTTTTAGTTTAGGATCTTCATACCTTACACCCTCACTGTCCCACACATTGAGGATGTATCTTTTCTTTGCTGTCCAGATGCCTCTATCTGCTATATTCTCACGCTTCATCTGCATCTTCTGGTCATATGCGTTTACATATGTCGCAAGATTCTGGTAACTCTTCTCAATAAATGGTTCCAATTTTTCTTGGCAGATCTTGTCAAGTATTGTAACAAGTTTAGCCTTATCACCATTAATATTACTAAAAAATTTATCAACAAGAGGTCCAAAGTTAATATAGATTGAGTCAGTATCAGATGCGATGACATAATCTACATCTTTTGTTTGTAATAGATTATTTAGATATGTGTTCATGTGGTTTTCAATCCACCTGATAGATGTCTGTCCAGACATGGTGATTGCCTCTGCATTGGCAAGTTTGTAGTACCTAAAATACTGATTACCGATAGCGCCATAAGCAGAGTTAAGAGAGATCTTCTTAGCCATTTGAATATTATTGCACCTTGCAATCTCTTTCTCCAGTTTTTTAGTTGGGGATTTTTCATATGCTTGTTTTGCTTGAAGCATTCTCTTCTTGAAGATGACCCGCTCTGCATACATCTTCTCCATCAGTTCAGGGAGGAATCCCTTCACATCCTTTCTATACATTGCACCATTAGCACAAACTGCATAGTCCTTATACATTTCAAAACTTATCTTTTCCTCAAGTATTCTATCAACTGTTGCTGAGGGATGCTTTTCCTCAATAAGTGTCTCTGGGGATATATTATATTGCATAATGAGATGAGGATACAAACTATTAAGGTCAAAACTAACCACCCAATCATACTTTCCTGGTTTCGGTTCTTTAACATAAGCACCTGCAAACTTGGAATCTTTTTCAGACCTATCCTTAGGAGGAATAACAATATTCCTTCTCTTTAAATAGTTATAAATTATTGTATCCCACAT